TATGGAAGAGACAGTATTCACTTACTGCGATCACTGCTCCAGACCAGTTCAAGTCATACGATGATCTTGAGAAGCGTCTGAAGTATGTTCTTGGCAAAAAGCCAGTCAATCGCTACATTCCTGATGAAGAGTTAGAGAGTGAAAGTGAAGGTCTTGATGTTGCAGAAAAAGTAGTTACTCAAGCAGTAGCAACTCCTGCAGCAACCACAACTGTTGACTCTGATGAAGATGATGCACTATCCTACTTTCAAAAGTTAGCAGATAGTTAATCAAATAGTCTTATATTATCTCCTTGTACTAAGGTTTCACTCACATACTGAGTGGAACCTTTTCTATATTCCATAATTTCTTCTAGATCATCAAATACGATATTAAGATATGACGGCTTTAAAATAAATATATTTCTTTTTTCATTGTTTATATTATCTTCAAACTCATAATTAGTAACAGGAATTGCGATATCTGTTGCTCTTACATGCTGACCCAAGGCATCATCATAGTATGACACACTTTGACCTACACCTACTTTTTCACCTCGTGGAATAATTATAGAACCATCTGTTGTCTTTACCTCTCTTGATTCATAATGATGAATGCCTGAGTACAATGTTTCTTCATCATACTTATTTGTAACATAAGCATGAAAATCTGTTTGTGACATAGGCCATTCACTTTGCACATTTACGATATTGTTTGCCATAAGAACAACCCAATCAAGAGTCGGATCATCATAAACTTTTGTTGCAACAATATCTGGTCGATCATCTCCCTCAACAATAAACTTTGTGAAAAAAGTAAGGTCTTGAAATATATCTTCTCTTAATTTACCTCTCTTAAAAAAATTTTTGACAACACTGTAGTCGCCTTCACTTCGCCCATCTTTGGTGCGATTGACATATTCAAATTCTGGTAAGTTACGGAAATAAGGATTTGGCATTTTAGAAACCTATTGAATTTATATCTTCACTTTTTTGGAAGTGCTTAGAAGCAGCAACGGTACCTCTTCTTTCACCAGTATCACTTTGATCTTCCTTATCATAATCATCATTGAATACAGGTTCTAACTCTTTAAATGACAATCGCATATTGTAGGAAACCATTGATGTATCATCATAGGTCATATAAGTATTTTCTGGCATGTAATTCATGGTGACACCAAGAAGAGCACATTCTTTTACTCTCGGTAAAAATTCATGCTTTTTGTTAGTCTTACCATTTATAAATTCTAATTTGTATGTATTAGGCGCGTGGAGAAAAACACCACCCGGAGTTTTTTGCACAGCACTTGATTGTTTAAAAGCTCTAATTATTTTTTTTATCATTCGAGATTCAGAAGTATCTCTTGCACTAAGATTAAAACTAAAGTTAAATGGTCTTAGTGTTGGCCCTTTAAATAATAATTCCAAGTTGTTGTTTAAAACATTTCCCTCTGTTCTTGCTAACAATTCATTTGCATCCAACCCAAAAACACTACCAGTTATAATCGCACTTACTGCGCTTTTAACATTTGGGTCTGTAATTGCCTGATCAAAAGCTTTAGCAGCATTTTCACCTGCTTTATCATTCGCCCCACCACCTAGAAAAAATTTTAAAGCAGTCTCTGCTCCAGCAACTTGAAGTGGATTTAATCTTCCATCTCCAAAATTAACTTGATTTTGATCTGATACACCATCAGGAATGGGCAAAGTAATGTGACCAACGGTTCTTTTATTTGCTTCGATTCGACTTCGATTATCTAAACTTAATCTAGAGTCATTAATATCTCCAAAGTTTACTCGATTTTTATCAGCGTTTTTACCGTATTTTTTATTATATACTTTCATTGCATCTTGATAATTTTTAGCTGCGCTTCTTCCCGATCCTATTTTTACTGGTTTTGGGGGTATTCTATTTGATTTTAATTTACTCTTAGGAATTTTTGCACCACGAAATCTTGTTGAAAATTCAAGGATGGTAATTTTTAATTTATCTTGTTCACTTCTTTCAATAAAAGCTGGGTAATGTAATACTCCATAATTTGATCTTGCTATTCCTTGTCTACCTTGTTTTTTGTTTGAGTTTGTTGAATCAGTTGTATTTGAATCTGCTTCATTTTTATTGATAGCTTTTACATCAGCATTTACCTTCTTATTTATTTCTCCCTTTGCATCTTTGATTTGTGTTTTTGTTTGATCTTCTACTAATTTTTTAAATGCATCTTGGTCTGTATTTTTAAAATCTATATTACTATCAATAAAATCAAATTTACCTGTATCCTCATTTTTAGTGGCGATTACTGAGTAACCTTTACTTTTTGCATCATTATATTGAATTATTTGTTGTCTATATTTTACTGGAGTGTTACTACTTTTAGTAAGAGTAACTGCTGTATATATTTTTTCTTTTGTGCTACTTTCAAGACCAGTGATACCTTCTTTTGGCACAATGATTTGACTTTTTTTACTCGTATGAGTTGTGCCTACTGGATTTGTTTGATTTGTTATTGTCATTATCGACCTTTTTAGTTATTTAGACGGAATTTAGCATATGGAATGGCAAGAAGATCATCAAGTTCATCTGGTTGTACTATGTATAGTTGTCCAGCGAGTTCATTCCATGTATAATTACGATACTTTTGCCAGTGAAAATTTAATCCACGAAATCCCCAACCAAATATGTCGGTGCAAGCTATAAGTGGATGTTGATCATAGGTGATGTTTGGAGTCTTTGGATTATATACAAAGGTATAAAAATTTCCAACATCTGGAACTGGTGTGACAGTATCATTTAATAAGGACATAATCTCTAACATCATATCCTCTTGATCATTTGTTGGATTGTTTATGTCATTCCCTTCGAGTCTGCTCATCTGATTCCAAGTTCTTTCTCTGTGACTACTTTAAATTCAATGCGATGATCTTCACAAAATTCCTTTGCAGCTTTCCACTTTGCCTGATTAACAGCATAAGTAACACACTCAGTAAGGTATGATTTTGTTTTGCGACTTCTTTGTTTAGGAGGTCTTGTTTGTTTATATGGTTTGACTTCGACCACATAAGTTTTAATCATATCATTCTTCTCTTTCACTTTTATTAAGTAGTCTGGGTAATATTTGTGAACACGATTATCTTTTGGTGAAACATATGGTATGCTGAACTCCTCTGATGCCCATGATATAATACTATTATTCATATCACACCACTGACAAAACTTTCTCTCCCAACTACTACGACATACGATCATCTTCGAGTTACCTTTATACTTGTGTGGATACACAGGAGTATACTTACTTTTGATACTCTCGCCCATAACTTGCCTACATAATATACAAGGT